CGAGATCGCCGGGCGATAGATCACCAGCAGCGGCCAGAAGATCAGCCGCCGTTGCCTTTACTTTGTACATAGTGTTTAGCCTCCCTATAGTTAGTAATAGTGAGGGCTTTTGCTCTCTACACGCCTGCCGAACGACGCATGTAGTTCCCTTCCCAACCTGCCCCAATGATGTTCACGGGCACCGGCGAATCGCTGTAGAGGGTCACTCGCTGGACCCTGGCGTTACCAGTCACGGGAAACTTGAACTGGCCGGTCCCAAGCATCAGGGAACCCAAGACGACCTCAGTACCCAGACGCCCACCGGACATGCTGTAGACGTACTCGGTCGACCCATTGTTGACGTTGACTTGGAAGAAGCCGGACGTCTCGTAGTTCACCCAGGCGCGCCGAAGCTGAAGCCTTCCGATGTCCTCTGTAGCGCTCGAACCATCGTCGGCAGTCTGCTTGATCAGGAACTTGCTGAACTCGTACTGAAACGCATATGCCTGTCCAACAATGAACGTCTGCCCCCTGCGATCTCCTACGAGGATCAACCGAGGGTCGGCTACCCAGGTTGTCCGTGGCTCATGGCGCTCAAGGACACCCTTCTGGTCCAGCGTGTAGAACGCTGTCGTTTGGTGCGGGAAGCCGCCGTAAAGCTCCTGAAGGTTCAGATAGGACTCATTGCGGTCCTCGTCGTATTGCACGACCTTCACAACCTTCTTCATGTCCATATATCCCCGATACGGCTCCTGCACGTAATCCACGGTGTTGCTCGTGAACTCGACGCGCTCCAGGGTAACGCCCAAGGCGCGCTCAAGGATGAGGTACATGTAGGACCCGATAGAAGCCGCTGCCAGGATTCGAACGTCATCCCCGAAGGTCCAGTGAGACCACGATTGCTGTACCAGCTCTTCACGCAGATAGAGGAACTTGTAGAGGTACACGCGGCTTTCATCGGTGTCCGAAAGGACCGACACGAAGTTCTCTGTCCCTGAACCGTGGATGTTATAAACCGTGTTCGGGACATAGCTTGGGATGTGCGCCGAAACGTCCTCGGCAGACTTCACCGAGCTGACATCTTGCACCGCGTAGTACCGCTTGATCGACGTAAAGGACGCCCGAGGGGAAGCGAAGTAGACACCCCGACCGATACCCCAAGGTCGAGCACCGTCGCTCACATCAAACTCAGTCGTGAGGTCGAGCTGAATCGTCTTGCTCGACATGATCCCCTGAGAGGTCAACACAAATTGAGCCTGATCCGACCACAGCAGCAACTGCTCCGAGAACGGGACGGCATACTTCAGGATCGAAATGCGGTTGTGGGACACCGCTACGTCAATCGGATCATCGTCACTCAGGACGCTCACAGAGGCCGGGAAGAAGTGGAAATACTTCGAGGTCCTCGACATGATCACGTTTTCGCCCGAGAGGAAACCGAGTCGGTTCCTGAAGAAAAATACGTCATTAATCGTCGCGTCCACGAAGGAACTCATTGGGTTCGTAGTGTCATCCCCAGAGGTCCGGCCCATCCACGGCAGTACCTTCCAATCGAATTGCCCGTCAGCGGCTCGCACGAGACCATGCGGCATCGTATCGGCGTTGAAGCCCTCAATGATTCCCGGCTTGACGGTCTCCTTCCAGACTTGGCCCTTGGCGTCGTAGCGGACCCAGTAGTTGTCACCGGACCGCGTGGCCTCCCCTGTGATTTCCACGAGGTATCCGTCTTTGCACTGCAAGGGCAGCTTTGAGAACGTCTGCACATTGGAGATAAACGCCGAAAGGAGCTGGTTAGCGTAACCGTCCGCCGTGGTGATCTTTTCGATAACCACACCAGCAACCTTTGGTTCGATAAGAACCCAACCGGGCCCCGCTTCAGCCTTCCAGTTCGTCTTAGCGTTCACCTGGGCGGCGATATTGTTGGCAATCACCTGGGCGTCTGTCTGGTTAACATCAGTCGCAGTTGAACCCGTAGGCATCTGGACAGTTGCCACAAGTTCAGCATTTACGGTAACAGTTAGGGTCCGGCCATATTGACCGCCTCGAACGTTAACGATTGCCCGGCTGTCCAGCTTCGGGTATCCCGCCTGGGTAATTGTTGAGTTGATCTTCACAACCTTTTGCCGGTTCACAACAAAGGTATAGTCAGCGACAGTAATCAACCGCAAGTCATCGCGGGGATGATTACAGTTCGCATATCCATCGTAGCCACGTACTGTATAGGCAGTCCCTGCAAGGTCCACCACCCGAACATCAGTCCCGGTAAAGACCATGTAATACTGTTCGGCATTATCGCGATTGACCAGATGGATAAGCGGCTTTGCACCGTAGAGGCCAATATTGCCCAACCGCTTAGTGAATACTGTCGGCGGTCTCTTTTGGAGCCCTTCGGTTTCCGAGGACCATCCGTTCTCTTGGAACTCCCCTTGATTGCTGAAGCGTAGGATGTCCGGTTGCTGTGAGATACCTCCTTTAAGATTCTTAATGCTTTGTGAAACAAGACCCATATATCCCTCCCTGTTGTTAGCCTCGGCTTAACTGACCTCCCACGAATGCGTCACCGTCAAGCATGTTGAAGTTTCCATAATCAAGTTCGTATTCTTGAATGCTGGACCAGTGGCTTGCCTCTTCTTCCGCAAGAGACCCTTCGATCTCTCCGGCACCGAAGAATGACATGTTGAATTTTCTCGCGGCCTTGGTGACGATGTAAGAACGGAAGCACTCGGGCATCTCGTTGTAATCACGAAGACGGATAAGATCGACAGTGACCGGGTTCGTAAACACATCCGTCTTAGCTTGGCGGTCATAAAGGAACCCGCCACGATTCACGTAGAGGGAACCGCCAGACGTGGTTATCTTCAGGTAATCCGAAAGGTACGTAATGAGCCCCGAGAACTTGTCAGGTAGTAAAGTGGCCCCCTCTTCGATATTGAAGGTCCAGCCCTTCGCCTGAATCTCACGATTGATCTTTGCGAGAATCCGGCGACAGTTCGCCACATCGGCATTAGGGTCGCCTTCGAGGGAACTAACGGGGCTCTCCCCGATTGCCGAGAGCATGTCATTTACCGCCCCCAGCTCGTCATCAGATTCAAGTGTTGCTTCGATAGAACGAGTCATTGAACCTCCTTAGGTTGAATTCAAAAAAAACCCCCAGAGCCCCTTAAAGGACCCTGAGGGTTAGTTGCTCTTACTTCTTGGCAGTAGCAGCGGTGAACACCAGCGCACCAGCAGCCTCAGGGCGCAGGCCACCGTGACCCATAGCCAGCTTGCCGATGATCTGATCAGCCTGGTATTCGGCACGGCGTGCACGCTCCAGGGCCATATCTTTCAGCTTCACGGTGCCAACTGCGGAACGGTGGTTAAACAGCCCCACAACGTTATCCAGGGCCACGCGGACATCGCCGGTAGCAGTCGCTGGAAAGGCGTGTTTGCGGTTAGTGCCGTCGCGATCATCACCAGCACCACCAGCGGTCAAGTGTGGAACCTCAATCACTTCGAAGCCCATCACGTTCTTGATGTTGCCGGTCTCTGGATCGGTCAGCGCCGAGAAGTTCGCAGCGTTAGGCAGCAAGGCAGCCAGGATCGCCGAGTAGTGCTCAGGCTTGGTGTAGAACTTGCGGTCAGCGGCGGGGACGTATTGCTTGGTCAGTGCACCGCGAGCAACGGTCAGTTGGGAGATGATCGCCAGACCCAGTTTCTGAGGGTCCGACAGGTCAGCAAACTTGCCCACTTCCAGAACCTGAGCGGAGCCCAAGCCAGGAATGTTTTCGTCGTTGGCCGCTGGCAGGTTGCACAGGTTAGCCATTTCGGCCATAACCGCGCCGTCGCATGCGATAGCCAGGGCTTCACCCAGTTGCGCCGAGTATTCCGCGCGGACGTCGTAGTGGTTCATTGCGTCTTCGATGTCGTAAATCAGAACATCCGAAGTCAGCAAGCCATCAATGGTGATGACCTTTTCGGAATGCTTGATATCGCCGCGTTTGTCGTCCAGGCTCTCGCCCGGTGCCAAGTAGTAGCCCGAGGTGCGGCCCATCACAGGAAAGGAGGCGGACTTGCCGTTCTGGATTGTCCGAACCATATGTTTGTCCATGGTCACAGCACGACGTACAAACGCCGTCAGAACTTCGCCGCCGAACACCTTGAGGAACAGAGCCAACTTATCGGCTGGGGACTGGCCCTTACCTTGGTTCGCGCCGATTTGTTGACCACCTTTTGCATTTGCCATAAATGAGCCTCCTTGTATTTAGTTCTTTATTTCCTCTTTGGAAAAGTTAGGGATGAGCGACAGCGCCACTCGAAAGAATCCGAATGGTTGTATATTGCTAATAGTGAGGGGTTTTAAATTACCAGCTCGAAGCCATCACACGCATTTCAACTTGAGCCCGAAACGCAGCATCATCACGATACTTTGCGGAACCCATATCCTTGATCATCTCAGCTTGAGAGCTGTAGCCCTCAGGGCCCTTATTGGACGCTACGGGCGCAATGGCTCGTTTTGTCACTGTACGATCAGGGCTCTTGCCGAATTTCTTAGCGCGGCTCGACATGCCCAGGTTGATGGTCGTTTTGATTGCTACGAGGTCTTGTCGCTCAATAGCGGCAAACAGCATATCCGCAGCATCCGGGCTGTTCGCCTTCATGTGCTCAAGGACCTGATTAAACTTGTCCTTGCCACCTGCGAAGTCCATAACCTTGGTCACAAAGGACTCAGCAAGAGCCTCTTGCCCCTGCATGAAGCTGTTCACGAAGCCACGAGAATAGCCAGCCTTCTCCAGTTGAGCATACGAGTCTTCGGACAGTTGGCCGTTCTCTTCATACTCGGACTCGATACGACCCGCAACGGACTCTGGGAGACCCGCCTTGATTGCCTGGGAGCGCATCTCGTCGAACCCGGTAGCGTACTCACCGATAGCCTCGGAAGCCTGCTTGAGTTCTTCGGAGGGGTCGCCGAGTGGTGTAAAGTCTCCGTCCTCTTCCGATTCCTCTTCCGGGACGGTTTCATCTGTTTCTTCGTTGGGCTCTTCTTCATGTTCTTCTTCAAGAACCTCTTCCGACTCTTCTTGAAGAGCCTCGTCGGTGTTGAGGGTCAGGCTGTCATCACCATCACGGGCGCTTACATCCAGAGCCAGCATGTTTTGCTCATGTTCGCTAACATCGCTCGAACTGATGATTGCGTTACTCACGCCAAAGCTTGCATACACATCGGCGGATTGCAGAACGTGGCCCATAGCAACGGCCAGCATGTTAAGACGCATACAGTCTCCTTATGTAATAAATAGAAAGCGAACAGACACCCGAAAGTTATCTGTCAGCAATAGTGAGGGTTTTAAATACTTAGCCGCCGATAGGAGCCATTTGAACGCCGGTTGCGTCCATAGCGCCCTGAAGGTTCTCAGGGGATGCCGTTGCCTGTGCAGCGAGACCAGCACCCAGACCAGCAGCGGCCTGTTGTCCACCTTGGGCGACCATCTGTTCGGCTTGCCGTTTGGCCTTGTCGGCGTCGGTAAGCAGAAGCCCTGATGTGTCCAGGCCAATGGCGTTTGCCAATCGAATCTTGAGGTTCCCCATGTTGATATCGGGGTCCTGCATCAGTGGGGCAATTGCTTGAAGGCCGTTGAAGAACTGCGTGAGCTTGTCGAGATCCTGACCACGGCCAAGCGCTTCAAGGCCTGTGCTTACGGTCGGCTCTACGGCCTCTTTCGGCATGTCTGGAATCTGGGCGGTCGCCTGAAGCTGGTTCAGCAGGATTCGAACGATCGGTAGTTGGAGTTCCTGGGAGAGAATCGAATAGACGCCCCCTAAGGTGTCTTCCAGCTCACTGGCAACATATCGAATCTCTTCGGCGGTAACCCGCTCGCCCTGGCGCTGCACTGCACTGTTGAGCATGAAGACATACGCCAAGCGGGCCTCAATGGCATCCGCTACGGACTTTGCTACCGAGAAGTCGGCCGTCTTTTCAAGCTGTAGGAACTCAATGTCAGCCTTCCGGCCTGCAACGAAGTCGCCTGTCTGTGCCTTGGTCAAGCGGCGGACCTGGGTCATACCGTTCGGGTTCACCAGACCGACCACCTTAGAGGCGATCATGGAGAACTTAATCATGGCCTCGTGGAGTTTCTCCAAAGACGTTAGGTCGCCCAGGTATTCCTCACAGTGCGACCGGCCATAATGCTCACCGTCCCGCTTGGTCCAGCGAACTGGAATCCACGGGCATGCTTCGCGGGGGTACTGGCCGTCCGTGCCGTCGATCTCCACACCGTTCACTTCCTGATAGCTCAGGTAGTCGCCCGACTCTTCGTCGAGATAAACGTGCGTGTAGACCTCTACCTCTTCCTCTGGCTTAGGGTCGCCTTCGGTGGACATGCCGTTTCGCACATCCTCAGGGAGAGCCGCGTAGGCCACCTTATCGAGGGTCACGATTTGCAGGACGTTCCCGAATGCATCCCGCTGAACCACATAGGACGGCAGCGGGTATAGCTTCATTGGGTTGTAACCCGTATCGGAAGCATCAGGCGGCGGGAGGTATAGGCAGCCGTTACCGGCCAGGGCAAGCTGTCGGATCAGCTCAAAGAGCGTCACCCGGTAGCTGTTCGATTCCATGTAGGCGAGCATGATTCGCTCAACCATTCCCAAGCCCTGATCCACAACAGCCAATTGCTGCGGGTCCGCGACCAACTGCTTTGCCTGCCATTCAGAGATGCGCAGCTTCATCCAGCTTTGTAGTGGGAACAGAGCGAGCATTACCTTTGCGGACAGGTTGTTCAGACCACGAGCACCCACGGCTTGCCACGGGGTCGTATAGTTGGTCGAGGCGTTATCTGAGGACTTTGGGAACAGCGAAGGGATTGTTACTTTTGCGCAGTTTTCAGCGCGGGTCTCGTAAGGTTGTCTGTCGTTCTTCAGCCGGTTATACGCGGCTACTGCACTTTCCTCCCC